CAAACGCACTGCTTCCGTTATTTATCTCAGGAAGCGAAGACCGGCCGTTAGGCGGATCTTCTGTGCGAAACGTTCGACTCGACTAGGGTCGAACGTGATCTCCGTTGACGTTAAGTCACCGGAGCGTGCAGTTACCTGCACACGCGTTCCCGTCTTGCGACGGTAAGTGAACAGAGCCTGAGACGAATGACCTCTCAGGGCTGCTGCCTCCACTACCCAAGATGGGCAACGCAAGTCGTCCTTCACAGGACGGCTCTCGAGCTCCAGCCATCGTAAGGTATGCCACTTATGGTGGCGTTTCCAATACGACGGTCGGAACTCGAAACCATACGGATCAATTCCTGAATCGGCAGACCCCTTGAAGGGCCTAACGAACAAGAATCGATCCGGTATACGCATTAGTACAATGCGTACACACTCGTCGAGATACGATTTTGATCTCGTATTTCGGCGAGCGAGGTTCGCGAACTTGAATAACGCCTGGATTGAATCCAGACGGAAGTCAAGCGTGAAGGGTGTGACATCCTCACCAGCGTACCAGTTTGCTCCACAAGACTCACGGAAAGGCCCTTCCCTGAATGACTTTCTATTATTCGGGAGGAATCCTATTCTGCGAAGAAGGAGTAGAAGAGCATCGTACTTATCACGACGTACGATGATATCATCCCCATAAACCGAGAAATCTACAGATGGCTGCCCCGCATTAACGGCGTGGCAAGCAGCTGCAAAGATCAAGGTTTCAAGTGGAAAGCAAAAGCCGTTCCCCATCGTACAAAACTTCTCGGACCGATATTCATGTCCATTAAGTAAGTACGACGGGCTCCTTATCCGGTTCAAGAAATTGAACCAGGAAGGAGGGAGAAGCTCCTGAACTAGACCTATCGAGATGCTATCACTAGCACTCTTCAAGTCGATCGTACAGAAGGGATTCTCCGCTGTATCATTTGCCGACCCTTGACGGGCAAGCTCCTGATTTAGAGTCTGGTCGCTCAAATCAATACCAACTCTCTTGAGGTATTTTCTCAAAAGGAGGTCAGTACCTTTTTGAAGGTAACCATTCCCTAACGGCTCGACTGCAATAGACCTAAAGGTCTTCGCAGTCTTTGGTACAAACGCGATTTTATTAGCGTTCACCAAGCGTGCTGCTTCCCTCACATCATGTTCCTCGATATGAAGGGATTGTACGACAGCATTCCGCTTAGCCACGCGAGTGGCATAGTGGAAGTTGTGGCACAATGCAGCGGCAAAGTATGGCATCACAGAAGGAGTCATGGTCCAGTGCTGAGCGAGAAGTTTACGCCCAACACTGGTTGCATCTCCATGAACACCTATGGATGCCCCCGCAGTAAAGTCACAGTGCTCGTATACGTATAGTAAGTCAGGCTCGTCTTTAATGACGTACCTGATCCAACTGCGCATACGATCCAGATAGTACTCCCAGCGATCAGCCCTTCGTTTCCGAAGAGTTGGACGCGAACGTATGCGAAACCACTGATTCATTCTTCTGCAGCGACGTTCAGCTGCGTGGAATGTTTCAATGGCCGCGCGTTCGGGATCTGTTTGAACAACAGACGGATCCCAAGGATACTTCCGTATTAACGCTGCGACTTGATGAGCCGCGAAATGCAAATTCGCGGTCGGATGCACTGCTTCCGAAACCTCATCGGCCCACCTAAGCAGCTTTGGAAACGACCTAGATCTCAGGAGACCTAGGCCACGTCCATCACCGCTAAGGCGAGCATACTGCGAAACGGCTACAGCAACAACGCGACGATGTAATTCGTCAGCGCGGTTCCTGATTTGCCGGTTGGAGACTCGCATCTCCTGGGCTGTAGGCAACTTCACGTTCACCTCCACGGATGTAAGACCTAACTTCATGTAAGGTCAACATTGACACCACCACTAGTACCAGAACAACCGATACTGTGGTAATGAGCGACACAAGGACATCACGCACCAGGTACTCTTAATAAGAGATCTGTTGCGACTTGACGTGCGTCTTAAACGACGCACTAGCCAGGTATGCCCCCATGTCGTTCAGGAGGGTGTCAACGTCTGCGGAGGCATAGCCGACAGGAACAGACACGTCGATCGAGAGAATCGCATCCCCAGTAGGGGTGAGCGCTCCCGTCAACGTGAGAGTACGAGTCATCTTTGCCTGCGTACGACCAACACCACTGAACGTCGCAGTCGCCTTTGGGGCGGTGCGAGCAAGGCGTACGTCGTCTTTCACCGACACGGTTTTAGCCGCGCCGATGTAGCCGACGGAATCCTTGTTGTACGAGTCAGCGTTGTAGGTCTTGGCGTTGATGGTCAGAGCCATAAGGGATATCCCCCTAAAAGTGGAACAATAAACCGCTTACGCGGGGAACCGGGTTACCTTAACATATTTCTATGCAAAGATACTTACCGGGAGACTCATGCGGTTTACCGCAGGAATCTTCTAGCGATTTGTTGCCCCACAAGGGCAAACGCGTCGCTAATCCTCGTCAAATCGTCTAAACGGAAATCCGTCTTGACAATGAGATGAGGAGACGGTAGCCCAGGAAAACGTGCTTTATACACGGTATCCTGGCGTGCCTCGGACAAGCTTGGTGACGAAAGAGTCACCGTGCTAGTTAACGAAGACATAGAAGATGAGGTACGAACCTCAGTTTTCACTGTCTCGTGAACGTGGCACTGGCCTAGGCTCTTGGGATAAAATGCTTGCGCAACGCCGCCGATATAATCGGAAACGTTAGCAAACCAATCGACTACAAAACTGTACGGGATGAGGTTCCACGGCAAGGTTGCGAGGCTTTTAGCATCGAAACCGAGATCGTGAGACCAATCATGCACAATCGTGTCAAGGGACATAGCTCTTATTTGGTGAGTCTCCGTCTTTTGAATTCGGTAGACTCGCCTATAAGGGTGCTGGTCCCAAGTCACCGTACTACCATTAGAGGCGGTAATCACTCCGCTTGATCTAGTGGTTTTACGCGTAGGTCGATTATTAGCCTTTAGAGCCTTTAGAATGTCAACCGTACTACCAATGAGAGGCGAAATACCGTAACGGTACATAAGCCAGGCATTAGCAGCACTGAGCGCGGCGGTCGTCGTTCGAGCACTTCGCTCGAACTTAAACCACGAGCTCAACGGAGAATTGAGCATGGCGAGAGTCTTCCTTGTCTCCGCCAAGTTTTCCCACGAATCAGTCGAAGCTCGACCGATTTGCGAGAGACACTTGGTAGCGACTTGGTAAGTCAGCTGCGTTACTTCCTCGGCCGAAATTAGTTCGAACTGAGGGAGATGCGAAGCTGCAACGCCAAGCTGCAAATCACTTGCAGCTGTATTACCTGTCTGCCGATCCCATTGGCTAGGATTAGCAG